CAGGTGGTTATTTTGAAGGCTCTATAAGCTCTGTTGGTCTTTATAATGTAACTAAATCAGCAAGTGAAGTATTAGAGATATATAACAATGGCATAGGTGGGAGTGAATCGTCTAATTCTGGTCTTACAGGGTATTGGAAATTAGACAACGCTACAACAGTAACTGATTTAAGTAGTAATTCTAATAATGGTACAGTTACAGAAGCTACACTTAACACAGGCAACGATGGCGATGTACAAGGTACACCAGACTCAATTACAATTCGTGAGGGATTAACCTCTAACAAAGATGGATTAGGATTTCCGTTAAGAAACAGCGATAGTAATACTTTAAGACTTTCTCAAAAATTAGAACATTTAGTAGTTCCTTACTCCAAAACATTAAGTGCAACATCTATTAGCGATGCAATAACAGTTGAATGTTGGGTAAAGTTTCACGACCATCCAAATGGTTACAATGTTATAGCTTCAAATGCTACAGGTGGTGCTTGGTCAAATGGATGGTCTTTAGCTATGGTAAATAGTGAATTAAGATTTGCTATTAATAATTACAATGCGAATAAAGCATATACTACTATAAGTGATTTTACAAAATGGTATCATATAGTTGCTACTTATGACAGAAGTTTGTCATCAGATAACATTGCAATATATGTTGATTTAGTAAAAGGTACATCTGGTGATTATACAACTGCGATTGCAGAAAGTAATAAAGATTTACATATTGGTTATTTAGATAGTGAAAATGTATCTGTAAAAGCACAAACTTGTTTAATAGATGAATTAAGAATTTATAACAGAGTATTAACTGGATTTAAAGCAAATGGTACTGTTGTTGCAGATACTGAAACAGTTGCATCTGGAGAAATAGCTAAAAATTATAAGCATGGCAAAGGAAAGCATAAAAATGACTAATACATATTTAATATTAACCAAAGCAGTATATGAGGGTAAGCTACCAAGCAAACTCAAAACTGCGGATAGATTGTCTTGGAATGAGTACACTTATAAAGATGTTTCTAAAAAAGCTACCAGACAAGTTGACAAATATTCGTTTTATCCATCTGATGATAATACGAAAGCAGAGATAAAAGCGTATATGGATGATTGTGACGTAGATTATTCTTCAAGCGATACCAAGGCAGAGTTATTAGAAAAACTCATGCTAGAGCCTCATTCTGTGCCTAAAAAAGATGAAGAGTATACGTATACAGAATCTGTAGTAGATAAAACCACATTACAAAACCCAAGTTGGCAAGAGTGTGCATTTAAGCAAGGCAAATTAGGCGCACCAAGATGGAATAAAGACAATACAAAGGTTCTTGTTAAATATGAGTTATCCATCGCTGATGGAACTCTAGACCAAGTTAAAGGAGTTAGTGGCATTACTGCTTTATCTCACAGTGAGTGTTTAGGTGAAATGAAAAAGGATGAATGGTCTGGTGAATAATAAGGGTAATTCACTTGCTGAGTTTGCAGTTACTATGGCTATCATGGCTACTCTTGCAACTACTTCCGCTCCTGCTTTTAGTAGAATTGGTGAAGGTGCTAAAGCTAAACAAACTAAAGCTAATCTTGAAAAAATTGTTAAAGCATCTCAGATGTGGTATAATCAACAAATAGAAGTTAATGGTATGGGTAAATTCCCATCTCAGCCACATAGGACAGTTAGTGTAGGTGAAGTTATTGATTACAATGGCAATCGTAGAATAGAAACAGATGAAATACTCGATGGTGTTTATGTACCTGTGTTTAGTGATACTAGCTTTCTACATTTGTTTGATAATGATACAATTAAGTCACCTTATCAAGAAGGTAGATATTTATATGCTATCGTAGGTGGCTCTGGGACAGGAAATGCTATTGTGTCTCCTATCTTTGTAGTTGTAGATGAAGAAAACCCAGAAGACTTTCATAAATATTATAAGCCATGAGTGATGAGAAAACGTACAGATCATATGGGGTGGCAAAGATTGATGATAACTTTCGTGTTAGTCTTAACATTAAGTGGCTTGGGCAAATTATTGTGGGAGTTGCTATTATTGTGCTTGGCTACTTACGTATTGAGAATAGAATTAAAGAACTTGAGCGTAGAGTTCAACTATCTGATACCAGAATTGAAGAGCTTGTCAATAAACATATAGAAGAAGAAGAAGTTAAAATAACACATATGCAAGAACAACTAGAATGGTATCAAACAGAGCTAAACTTAAATCCCTTATCTTGGGGAAAGAAAAAGAAAAAAAGAAAGTAGTCTTAACAGAGGATGACTTTAATCATAACTATTTTATTAACAGAGAACTGCGGAGGGTACGATAGTAGTGGATTTTTTAGCAATTTATTCAGAAGCGGGTATGATAGGTGTCGTAGGGGCTATGTTCATGTTTATGGTTTATTCAATGAACAAAAGAGGAAACGAACAAGCAGAATCACTTCAGAATTTAAAAATAGAAAATAAGGGGCAAAGTGAAACACTTGAAAATATGGAAGGCATGGTTATTAAGCTTATTGGAAGATGGAATCAATCAGATGACAAGCTTGATAGAAAATTTGATGCACTTAATAAAGAAATAAATGATTTAGATAATCAAGTCTCTGAAATCAAAGGCAGTTTATCTAGGGTAAATGGAAAGCACTAATGGATAGTACAAAAGTAGCAATAGCAAGTATTAGTAATTATGGATTATCATTAACAAGCGTTAGTCTAACCTTGCAGTGCATAGTGGCATTTCTTACAATAATTTACTTATTAATAAAAATAAAAAATACAGGAAAATAATATGAATTTTAAATCAATAATGCTATCAGTAGCAGAATCTCAAGCAGACCAGTTTAAAAATAAAGCAGTAGAATGGGTGCAGTCAGAAGAATTTCAAGATGAACTTGCTAGTAAAATAAATGCAAAAATTGACATACCTTTTGTCAGTGAAGATAAAGAACAGATTTTTTTTGAAAAATGTGTTGACTTAGTTGCTGATGTTATTGAAGGTTTATTTAAAGGGAAGTAATGCCTAGAAAAAGTAAAAGAGATCCTAGGTTAGCTAGATTTGGGCTTAGTGGTTACAACAAACCCAAAAGAACAAGAGGTCATAAAACTAAATCTCATGTAGTTCTAGCTAAAGTAGGTAGTAAGGTAAAACTAATACGCTTTGGTCAAAAAGGTGCTAGTACAGCAGGTAAACCTAAAGCAGGGGAGTCAGCAAGAATGAAGGCAAAACGTAAATCATTTAAAGCAAGGCATAGAAAGAATATAGCTAGAGGTAAGATGTCTGGAGCTTATTGGGCAAACAAGGTGAAGTGGTAATGGCTAAAAAAGTAAGTTGGTCTTTTGGAGGTAAAAGGTACTCTGGTACTTTAATCAGGGAGACTAAAACACATAAGTTCGCAAGAACTAAAAATGGAAAGATAAAGAAAATTAAAAAGAAAGGAAGAAAATAATGCCTTACGGAAAGGGATCATACGGAAGTAAAAAAGGTAGACCACCTAAAAAAAAGAAAAAACTAACTAAAAAGAAAAAGAAAAAATAGTGTATAAGTTTGGTAAAAGGTCAAGAAAAAGACTTGAGGGCATTGAGCCTGAGTTAAGGTTTATTCTAAATGAACTTATTAAGATAATGGATGTTACTATTATTGAAGGGGTAAGGTCACAGGAAAGACAAGATGAGTTAGTTGCTAAAGGTGCTAGTAAGACGAAATATTCTAAGCATATTGATGGTAGGGCAGTAGACCTTGCCCCTTACCCTATTGACTGGGATGATAGAGACACATTTCATTATATGTGTGGAATGATAAGAGGGATTGCTCATGTAATGAAGATACCAATTAGAGTTGGGTGTGATTGGGATTCTGATGGGCAAACTAAAGATAACAACTTTGATGACTTAGTTCATATGGAATTAAAAAGTTAAATGTTTAACTTTTTGCATTGCATTAAAGAGTATCAAATAGTAATATAGAGGCACTATGGCATATTGTACAAATAGAGATTTAAAAGATGTATTTCCCTCAATAGATGAGTTTGACAGCAAAGAAGCACTATACGGATGGGTAGTTGAAAGTACTAACTTATATAGAGCAAATAATAGTGGTTTAGTTACTCAGTTATTTGCAAGTGGGCAAGACTTAGGTTCTGCTGAATCTAGTAGTGGGGCAGTAAATTCTAATGGCAAGTGGTTTTATGATTCATCTTTAGATGCTGTTTATTATTTTAATAGTGCCGTTAATCCTAATGATATATTGATGGAGTCAGGAGAGGACTGGTCAGCACTAACTGCAAGATACCTATCAAATGCTGAAAAATATCTTGATTCTAGGATAGATGGAAGATTACCTCGTAAACAATTCAAGGATAAAGATGGTAATTATGACTATATAATAGTAAGGACGACAGCTTTAATAGCATCTTCTTTTCTTATTAGAGCAAGTGATCCCACATCTGAAATAGCAAATGCTTTATTTGAAGAAGCCGATAGAAACATTGCATCATTAAATGATGGTTCAACAAAACTATCTTGGCAAGTTACAGGAGACTCTAGTAAAGGGGTTATCAGACAAGTAGCAGTAAGTGGTAATGTAAACTTAGTAGACACTAGGGGGCATTATACTGGCAT